TGGCAGAAAAAACGCTGGCTGGTGTTCGTCGAGCAGACGGTGGGCGTCCCCGCCAGCACCGGCGCACAGACCTATAGCATCGGTCCCGGCTGCGACTTCAACGTGGCCGGGCGCCCCGATCACATCATGCGCGCCTATGCCCGCATCCTCCATGGCACGCCGCCCAACCTCGTCGACATCCCACTTGCGGTGCTGGACTCGCTCGAGGACTACGCGATGATTTCGATCAAGGCGCTCGAGACAATACCGGCGGCTGTCTACTACGAGGCCGGCTACCCGACCGGGCAGGTGTATTTCTGGCCGGTGCCGCCCGCCGGCATGTTTGGCCTCTATCTCGTCGTGAAGGTGCCGCTGCCGACCTACGTGAGCACGGCCGATCCGCTGAACGTGCCTGATGAGTATGTCGAGGCGCTGCTCTGGTCGATGTGCGTGCGGATGCAGATGAGCTACGGGCTGCAGGCGCGGCCTGACCACGTGGCGGCGGCGCGGCAGGCGCTGAACACGCTGCGGCAGGCCAACGCGCAGGTGTCCCAGCTGCTGGTGCCGGTCCAGAATGCAAGGGGCGCGAGCGGTGTCGCAGCCCTGTCATCACCAGGCTTCACGACCGGAGGATGGTAGTTGCCTAAGCTCGCCCTCACCGGCGGAGCGTACCAGGCACGCAGCGTCATCGCCTCGGCGCAGCGCAGCCTCAATCTCTACAACGAGCCACTGCCGCAGCAGCAGGGCGAGCCGTCACAGTTCGCGTCCTATCCCACTCCCGGCCTGACGCTCGTCGGCACCATGCCGCAAGGCCCGATCCGCGGCATCCGCCAGGCTACCAACGACGCGATCTACGTGGTCGCCGGCTCCGGTGTCTATGTCATCACCGGAACCGCGCCACTGGCCTATACGCTGCTCGGCAGCATCACCGCTGGCCGGACCACCCCGGTTTCGATGCAGGACAACAGCGAGACGCTGGTGATTGTCGACGGCACCGCAAACGGCTGGCAGGTCGATCTCGCGAGCAATGGCTTTTCGGCGATCAGCGATCCAACCGGCATGTTCTCCGGCGCCGACCGCGTGGACGTCCTCGATACTTACCTGTTGTTCAACAAGCCAGGCACGCCGCAATTCTATTCGTCCGAGAGCCTCGCCGTAGCATTTGACAGCTTGTTCTTTGCCGACAAGAGCAGTTACCCCGATCTCCTGGTGTCGCTCGCCGTGGCGAAGCGGGAAATCTGGCTGCTTGGCGAACGCACTACGGAGATCTGGTATAACGCCGGGACGAGTGACTTTCCGTTCGGCCAGATCCCATCGACGTTTGTCGATCACGGTTGCATCGCGAAATATACCGTCGCAGTTTACGACAATTCGGTGTTCTGGCTGACCCTAGACCGTCAGGGCGGCCCGCTGCTCATGCAGGGCGCCGGCTATCAGACCAAGCGTGTCTCCACCTTCGCCCTCGAGCAGACATGGGCGGATTACGCCGTGCTGTCGGATGCGATCGGCTTCATTTACCTGCTGGGCGGTCACGCGGTCTACGTGCTGACCTTTCCGACTGCGGACCACACCTGGTGCTACGACATCAGCACCGGGCTCTGGCATGAATGGCTATGGGTCGACAACGTCGGCGCCGAGCATCGCTCGCGGTGCAACTGCGCCTATCCGGCGACAACCGGCGCGGTCTATGCCGGCGACTGGCAGAACGGCAACCTCTATCAGATCGATCACAACAACCAGACGGACAACGGCCAGCCGATCAAGCGGCAACGGTCATGGCCGCATGTTCTGAATGACGGCAAGCGGGTCTTTTACCGCGCGTTCATCGCCGACTTCGAGACCGGGATGGGCGGCCCTGCGCCATCGCAGCCGCAGACGGTGGTCGAGTGCCTGTTCAACGGTCCGGACGGCACGCCGGTCGAGCAGTATTCGCCATCCGCAACTGAGATCAACGCGACGTGGTCCAGGATTGATGGTGCTGGCGCGGTGCTGAGCGACGGCGCGGCCATCGCCGCCGACGGCAACACCAGGTATGCCAACAACGTCTTCCCGCCGGCGGCGGACTACAGCATCGCCTTTCGCGTGCTGCCGAACCCGCAGGCGGACGACGGCAGTTCGGCGATGGTCGGCGCTAGGTCAAACGCCCTGCCGACTGCGATGAGCGGCTACTGGGCTGGCATCCAGATCTACAACGGCAACTGGTACGCGCAATTGCATGGCGCGTTGATGCCGCTCGGGTTGCCGGCGCCTGGTGGCTGGTTCGATTGTCTGCTGATCGTGCAGGGGCAATCCCTCGCGCTCACCGTGCAGCGCTCGCAGGACGGCTTGTATCTCGGCAATGACGCGCAGTGGCAGAGCACCGCGGTCGCGGCGCTGTCCATGACTGACAGCGTCTACACCGCCGCAGGCCGCATCATGTTCGGGCTCAATGCTCTCCCGACCGGCGTGATGGGCACCGAAGACGCAACCGGCACCTGGGTGCTCGAGGACAACAGCGGCTTCTCCTGGGAGTGGGACGAAGTGCCGGCCGATAGCCTTGGCCTCGACAACATCGTGGTCAACACGGTTCCAACGCCCTGGCAGCTGTTACTCGACTGGTCGGACGACCGCGGGCACACGTTCGGCAACCCGGTGCCTCAGGGCGTCGGCGGCCAGGGCGAGTATCTCACGCAGGCGCAGTGGCAGCGGTTGGGATACGCCCGGGACCGGATATTCAGGCTGACCTGGACAGCTCCTTTGCGCACCGCCTTGCAAGGCGCCTCGATCGAGGCGCAGCCAGGATTGAGTTGATGAGCGGCACACGCAATCTGAAGGCTTATCTGCCGGGCTCACCGATCGTGGTAGATGCGCCGAACGGTGAGGTGCGGGTGGAGTGGCGCCACTTCTTCAACCAGTTGTGGGACCGCACCGGCGGCAGCCAGGGATCACCGCCGGGCGGTGGCACCATCACCGGCGTGACGGCGGGGACAGGGCTCGCGGGAGGCGGCACCAGCGGCGTGGTGGTGGTGGCGCTGGTTATCCCGGTGACGATCGGCAATGGCGGCACGGGCGCCACCACGGCGGCCCAGGCGCTCCTGAACCTCGGCGCGGCGCCGCTCAACTCGCCGACATTCACCGGAGACCCGAAAGCGCCGACGGCGAGCCCAGGCGACAATGACACGTCCGTTGCCACGACCGCATTCGTGCACGCTGCTCTGCCGACCACGCTGCCGCCCTCCGGGGCTGCTGGCGGTGACCTCACAGGGACATATCCATCGCCCACTCTGGTGACCACTGCGGTAACGGCCGGCAGCTATACCAACATGAACGCGACGGTGGATGCCAAGGGGCGCATTACGGCAGCCAGCAACGGCGCGGCTGGCGGCACCGGCACGGTCACCAACATCGCCACGACCGGCCCAGGCATCACCGGCGGCCCGATCAGCACGACCGGCACTCTGGCGGTGCAGTGGAACGCCGGCTCGGTCACCACGATCGGCTCGGGGCTGAACCTCGCGGCTGGCACGCTGACCACGACTGGGGCGCCCCCGACAGGGGCGGCGGCCGGTGATCTCACCGGTACCTACCCATCGCCGACGCTGGTAACGACGGCGGTGACGGCTGGGAGTTACACGTATGCGTCCCTCACCGTCGATGCGAAAGGCCGGCTGACAGCGGCCAGCAGCGGCGCCGCCCCGCCCACGCCCAACACCGTCACGACACCCATTATGGACGGCACGGCCGCCATCGGCACACTCACGACGTATGCCCGCCCCGACCATGTGCATCCGTCCGATACATCGCGCCTCGCGCTGGCCGGCGGCACCATGACGGGCGCGCTGCACATGGGCGCCAACACGCTGGACGGCAGCGCCATCGCCTTCACCGGAGGTTCCATCAACAACGTCACGGTGGGTGCCACGACGGCATCGACCGGGGCATTCACGACGCTGTCTGCCAGCGGCACGGTGTCAGGCGCGGGCTTCACAACACTGCTGGCACCGTATGCACCCCTGGCATCGCCGACATTCACCGGCACCCCCTCGCTGCCAACCGGCACCACTGGCGTCACGCAGACCGCTGGCAACAACAGCACGAAGCTGGCCACGACGGCCTATGCCGACAACCTCAATACATTTCTCTGGGGATGACTGAATGCCGAATGTGAAGATCAGCTCGGCGGCCGACGCCGGCACGCTGCTGTCCTCGGACATGCTGCCGCTGGCACGCTCCGGCGACACCAACGCCTATCACGCGACGATGACCGAGGTTGCGGCGTTCACCAATGCGTCCATCGCTTCCGGGGCATACGGCAACGTCGGGCGCAATCTGCTGCACAATCCGCTGTTCAACGTGGCGCAGCGTGGGGTGGGGACGTTCGGTGCGCAGGGGCTTACGCTGGATCGGTGGGCGCTATCGTTCAATCTCGACACTGCCAACGTCAATCAAAGCGCCTTGGCTGATACAGCGCGTGCCCAGATCGGAGATGAAGCTGCTGACTTCGTGCTGTTCTGCGGCTTTACCGGTAACGCAGGGGCGGCGGCATACAGCCGCATCTTGCAACGTATCGAAGGAGTTCATCGGCTTTCTGGTAAAACAGTCACAGTATCTTTCTGGGTAGCCACGTCAGGGGGAACGCTCAATCTCGGCGTCGGTCTGGTGCAGAATTTTGGCACAGGGGGGTCGCCCTCCAGCACAGTGGTTATTGCTGGACAATCGGTTCCCGCAAACACCACATACACTCGACGAAGTGTCACGTTCGCTGTGCCAAGTACATCCGGTAAGACGCTGGGCACCAATAACGACAGCAACACCGAACTGAGTTTCTGGTTTAGCAGCGGCACCACCCAAGCGGCTTCTGCTGGCAGTCCCGGTGTGCAGAGCGGAGGCATTGCACTTTGGGGCGCGCAGCTAGAGATCGGCAGCGTGGCGACGCCGCTGGAAAAGCCGGATCCGCAGCAGGACCTTGCGAAGTGCCAGCGGTTTTATCAGATCGTCTCAGGTAGCGTCCGCGTGAATGCGAGTGGCGTTATCAGCATGTTGGCAGGCGTCTCGTTCCCGCAGATGCGAGCAACGCCGACTGTCACGCTCAATACGGCAGGCTCCCATGCCAACGTCACGGGCGTTTCCTTCTCGGCCAATAACTCATTTTCTGGAGCCATAGGCTGTGCAGCCGCTGCTGCGGGCGATGCCTATGTGTTGAATGAGTTATACAATCTGTCGGCGGACCTCTGAGGACACCATGGCAGAATACCAACTCGTTGCATCCCTCCCTGGCATGCAGATGCAGACCATGCAGCGGGTGGTTAGGGACGAGGTGTAACCCCGGCAAGGGTTCCCTCGTCCCGAGGAATAACCGATCCATGTCAGTAATATCAACACCTTTTGTCGTTTTTGCCTTACCAAGAAGCCGCAGCTACTGGCTGAGCCACTTCCTGACCTATGGCGGCTGGCACTGCGACCATGACCAACTGCGCTATTGCCGTGGCCTGGACGACGTGCAGGCGTGGCTGTCGCAGCCGCTGACGGGGACCGTGGAGACCGGCGCCGCTCCGTTCTGGCGCCTGCTGCCGGAAGGGGTGAGGGTTGCGACGATCCGACGCCCGATTGCCGATGTCATCGCCTCGCTGCATCGGGGCGGTCTGCAATTCGATGTCGTCACCATGGCGAAGCGGCTTGCTCATCTCGACGCCAAGTTGCGGCAGGCCGCCCACCGTCTGCCGAATGTGCTGGAGACGAATTTTGCCGAACTCGGCACTCAGGAAGGCTGTGCACGGCTGTTCGAGCACTGCCTGCCACACCGCCATGATCCCGCCTGGTGGGCGCATCTCGATCCGGTCAATATGCAGATAAACCTGCTGCATCTAAACACCTACGTGCAGGCACACCGGCCGCAGCTGGAAAAGCTGCGCAGTCTCGCGCGTTATGAGATGCTGCGGCGGTTCCGGCAACCTCCCGAGTTGGACGGCATCACATTCCACCGTGAGACGCTGGACACTATGTTGCCGGACGCCGCGCGCTGTGCCGGAGACGAGTGTGTGGCACTCGGTGAAGCGCCGGAAACCTGGCGGTCCCTGATGAATGTGCCGCTGCTTCGCCGCGTTGAGCAACTTGGCAACCTGCATATCGTCACGGCGCGCAGCAATGGGCGCATGTTCGGGTATCTTGTGAGCGCGCTGGGAGGAGCCTTTCATGCCGAAGGGCAGAGCGAGGCCGACCAGGTATGGTTCTTCGCGGACCCTTCATGGCCCGGCCTTGGATTGAAGCTGCAACGGGCATCAATCGAGGATCTGCGCGCCAATGGCGTGGCGCGCGTCATGATGCTAAACTTGGACGGATCGCGGGTGGCGACGCTGTACCGGCGGCTTGGGGCCAAAGAGACCGGGCAGCGCTACGTGCTGGAGTTGCAGTGATGCGCTTCTTTCAGCTGATCGCCATCGGTGTCGATGTGGGGCCGATGGTGCTGGCATTGCATCGCCAGCCCGGCCTTTGGAATGCCGACGATTTCCGCACCACCTATCCGGGCACGCCGCATGGCGAGGCCGACGACATCCTGTTGCGATATACCGGCCCCAGCGCATGCCGGGCCGTCGATACCGTGATCGAGGACGATAAGCCGGTGTGGCTGCCAGCGGCTAGGGTGCTGCCCTGGCGCCCGATCGTGTTCGATCTCATGCGCCGCGTCGAAGCCTACCAACTCGACCGGCTGCTGATCACCCGCTTAGCCCCCGGAAAGCGCATCGCCCCGCATGCCGATAATGTTGGCGAATATGCCGCGATGAACGATGAACGCGCCAGGTTCCATGTCGTGCTGCAGGGGCTTCCGGGCAGCCTCTACCACAACGGTGATGAGACGGTCTGCATGCAGACCGGCCAGATCTGGACCTTCACGCCGCGCGAAGTGCATGCGGTCGAGAACAACAGCGCTGATGATCGCGTGCATCTAATCGTGGACGTGTGCATTGCGCCATGATGACGGCGGCCCCAGAGCCTTGGCATCCGACAATCGAAGAGATCAAGCCGCTCTTGCCTATGCACTGGGAGGAACTCGCGCTTGACAAGGACAAGGTGCCCTTAGCGCCGCAGTGGCACGTTTATGAGAAGCACAATGCAGCAGGCGAGTTGCAGCTGGTGGTACTGCGTGAGGATGGCAGGCTGGTGGGCTATTATTGGGGTATCGTCGCGCCTGGCCTGCATTACGCAACCTGTCTGACAGCAATCATGGACATCTTCTACGTTCACCCGGAGCATCGCAATGGCCACGCGGGAGCCATCCTATTTGCTGCTGTGGAGAAGGATTTGAGGCGGCGTGGTGTGCAACGCTGGTTGGTCGGATCCAAGCTGCATCGCGACTGCTCGGCGTTGTTCGAGCGGCTGAAGTTCCGTCCGATCGAGATATACTACTCAAAATGGTTGGGAGATAGCTGATGGTCGCGGCGGCAATCGGCGGCTCTGCCGCTCTCAGCGCCGGCACAAGCCTGATCGGCAGCGGCAAGTCGTCATCGGCATCGAAGTCAAGTGCTGAAGCCCAGTACTACAGCACGATGGCGGCGATTAACGCCGAAACGTCGATGTACAATCAGAACGTTAACCGGCTCAACCCCTATGTGCAGGGCGGCTACCAGGCACAGCAGCAGGCGATGCAGATCGCCAACGAGACGCCTTCCGGCGCGCAATACATCCCGATGGCCCAGCAAGCCTATGGTCAGCAAGCGCAGATGGCCGGGCAGGCGCAGAACTACCTGCAACAAGCCGCCGGCATGACGCCGCCATCGGTTGTCAGCGAGCAATGGTTACAGAATACGCCCGGCTATCAGTGGCAACTGGGCCAGGGATTGAAGGCCACACAGGCCGCCGCAGCGGCGCGCGGGCTCGGCGTGAGCGGTGCGAGCCTGAAAGGTGCCGCGACCTACGCCACCGGGCTCGCCGATAGCAATTATCAGAACCAGTACAACAATGCGCAGACCGCCTGGCAGGACGTGATGAACCAGGGCCAGCAGGCACTGAATGTCGGGGCCGGGTATCAGAACCTGGGCTCGGCGTACCAGAACCTCGGGACGTTCGCCAACGCGACACAGCAGCAGCAATACAATCAGTTTGCCAACCTTGCCAATCTGGGTGAGAGCGCAGCGGCGCAAACGGCGCAATCCGGCACCGCGCTGGGGCAGTCCATGGGGCAGAGTTACATTACCGGAGGAGCGAATTACGGAAACTATCTGAACCAGGCTGGGCAGGCGCAGGCGGCTGGAACGACGGGTGCGAGCAGCGCGCTGACCAGCGGGGTGAACAGTTACTTGTCGTATTCGGCGCTGAGCAACCTCCTTAACAATAACACGATAAGCGGCGCGACGACGCTCGGATTCAGCGGCTATTCGCCGGCAATATCGGCAGGAACCTCCAACTATCTTGGGACGGGATTTTCCACACCATCTAACCAATAGGCCGCACTGATGGCACTCGCGACACACCAAGGACTGACGCACGATGTCTGGTAACATCTCCTGGTCGGTGGACGACTACGGCCGCGTAATCCCGACGATAAACGTCTTCGGCCGTCCGATGC